CCAGCTCAGGGGCCAGCTCGGGGACCAGCTCAGGGTCCAGCTCAGGGGCCAGCTCGGGGACCAGCTCGGGGCCCAGCTCGGGGCCCAGCTCAGGGACCAGCTCTGGGCCCAGCTCGGGGCCCAGCTCAGGGACCAGCTCTGGGACCAGCTCGGGGCCCAGCTCGGGGCCCAGCTCGGGGCCCAGCTCAGGGGCCAGCTCGGGGACCAGCTCAGGGTCCAGCTCAGGGGCCAGCTCGGGGACCAGCTCGGGGCCCAGCTCGGGGCCCAGCTCAGGGACCAGCTCGGGGGCCAGCTCGGGGTCCAGCTCAAAGAAGCATGGGGACAGTGGTGGTCTTGGGGTCAGGCGGACAACTACTGGCTTGCTTACTATCGCTTTGCCGTTGATATCGGAGTCAAAGTCACGGAGCAACAGGAGCGTCGGCTGGCGTTGATGGAGCGTATGGCGCGCGCTGCGTTCATGGCGTTCTCATGGTCTGGAGTGACGATTCTGGTCCAGCATCCATCGGTAGCTCGGTTCGACTCGCAGCGTCGACTGCATCGCGTCGACGGGCCGGCATTGGCTTGGCCCGATGGTTATGCGGTCTACGCAGTGCACGGCATCCGCCTAACGCCTGAGCGAGGCGCGGCTATGGCGAGCGGCGCGCTGACCGCTTCGGATATCCGAGACGATCCCAACGCCGAGGTCAGGCGTGTCTTGGTCGGCGCCTACAACAAGGGCGACTCAGGCCGCTACCTGCGCGACATCGGCGCCACGGTAATTCACTCAGACGTGGATCAACTGGGACAGCCGCGCCGGCTGCTCCGCATCGAGCAGCCTGATGACGAGCCGTACGTCGCCATCGAGGTGACGAACAGCACCCCGGAGCCGGACGGTACGCGCAAGCTCTACACGTTTCGCACGCACCCGGAGCTGCGCCCTCTACCCGGTATGGGCGCTCGACACCTCTCTCCGCAGCCGCAGGAGATGACCTGTCATAACGCCATTGCATCGACGTACGGGTACTACGGGCACGAGTACATGCCGCGGGTGGAGACGTGATGGTGCTCGTCTGCGGCGTCACGGATCTCCGGTTGACGGCGTCCACTGTCGGCGCTAATCTGCCGACATGGCAAAGAAACCCGTGAAACGACGCAAGCCGGTCGCGCCCGACAGCACGGTCATGGACCGCCGCGTCATGGTGCGGCTTCCTCCGGAAGAGGAGCGAGCGGTGGTCGAGGACATCGAGCGCATCGCTACGCTCACCTCGCCGCAGCCGAAGATGAACATGTCGGACTACATCCGAAACTGCCTGCGCATCGCGCGCGGAAGGTACTTGGCGGAGGTGCAGTGAGCGACCCGTGGCACTGTTGCCCGTTCCACATCGTCCGCCGGTATCGCGTGATTCGAGGAAGAAATGACCTGCTACCGCGTCAGGATGCCAAGCGACTCCGAGGCACGGCGCATCCTGGGAATCGAGTTCCCTGGATACGTCCCTAGCGAGGAACCTGGTCCGATCGGCGTCGTGTGCGGTGACTTCGGTCCGCCGTGCTTTCATTGCGGCGGCATTCCGGACGTGCTCTGCGATTTCCCGCTTGGCGATGAAGCTAGAACATGTGACCGGTCGCTGTGCAATGAGTGCGCCCCGACCGTCGACGCTGACCGTAACTACTGCCATGAGCATGACGAGCATGGGCGAGGGATGCTGCTGTTCGTGCGCCCGGCCCGTGTGCTATCGGAGCCGGGTCCCGCGAAGCCGACTCGAGCTCGGCCTCTTCCGAAGGCTCCTCCGGAGAACCTCCGATGGCGCGTGCGCTCTCCGACAAGTGGCGCCGTACTCTCCGGCTGGAAGTCGGAGTTCGAAGCGAAGGACCAAGCGAGACGGTTCGCTGGTCGCGTTGAGACGTGGGACCAATTCACGAAGTTGTGGCGCGCCATCTATCCGCTCAAGAAGCCGACAAGGAAGAAATGACCACGACGCTCGCATCGCCCGGCGCCATGCTGTTCGGGTTCCTTATGACTCGCGCGTTCGCGCGTCTCGAACGGCATGACGTGATGGTGCAGTGCAAGCTCGAGTCGACCGGCGTGGTAGACGCGGAGCGGCTTTGCGTCTGGCTCAGCACCAATCCGTCCATCCCACCCGAGCTCATCGAGTGCTTCGTCTTCGAATTCATCGACCTCGACGAGGCTACGGTGGCTCGCGCGATGAGCGAGTTCGACGCCCTGCTTGACGGACTTGTCGGTGCGCCGGAGCAGGCGCCGATACCGCCGTCTAACTGACGGCGCTTGACGGTTTGATGACGGCATGACCGCCGTCGCCGACCAGCGCGTCGCCGTAGACCACGAGCCATGCGCTGGGCGTCCCAGACTCGCGGTTCGCATCGAACTCCGCCGACGTCTGCGGTGCATACAGCGTCTCGCAGCGCACACCGACGAGGGTCACGGACCGCACGCAGACCTCGAACAGGCCTGAGGTTGGCGCCACGCACCAGGGCTTGTCGCCCGGGACGTTGAAGTAGACGCGGAGGGGACCGCGAATGTTCACGGTTGAGCCAGCCCTAGCTTGTAGCCGGTGACGACCTCACCGGCGAGATGAGCGAGTCTGCTGCGCATCTCAGCCGCGTTCATCGCGCCTGTCGCGTGGTGCGAGACGACCAGGGACGCGCCGTATATGGTTCCGTCGACCTCATCCCATGCGTCGTCCCATCCGCTCACGCTCGTCCTCCGTCGTCGGCCCAGCGGTCGAGCTCGATGTCATCGTCATCCGGTAGCCGAAGGAATGCGGCAAGCTCGTCGAGCATCGACCGTCTGAACTCCTCGTAACGAGCAACGAATACGTCGAACTCCTCTTGTCTCATGCGTCAAAATCCTCCGTCATGTCGATGACCGCTGTCTTGTGGCGTCGCGCGAGCTCGGCTTGAATCTCCCCGTCGGGGAGCTGGCGCAGGGCCTCCAGGGCGAGCTTTCGGAGCTCGGAGTCGAACTCCTCGGCGCTGATGCGTTGGGCGTCCGGGGTGAGCTGGGCGGTCTTCATCTCGCCCTCGAGCACGACCTGATAGCCGGCCTGGTAGCGCTGGTAGGCGCGACACCAGTCGCGCGACGGTGTGCCGTAGTCGTTGACGTCGGCGGGCAGCATCATCTGCCGACCGGCGGCGTTGATGCGCGGCGAGCCGTCGAGCTCGAAGTCGGGCCGCTCGTCGAGGGTCTGGTCCAGGCGCTCACGTAGTCGCGTCAGCAAGTCGAGGTTCTCCGGCGTCTCGCGCGCCAGCCACTCGCGCACGGAGGCGGCCTTGTTGCGCTCACGGCGGGATGTGGTCACGTGTTCCCCTCGCCGAGTCGATCGGCGTACTCGTCGCGCTGCTTCTCCAGGTCCTCGTATTCGGCCTTGAGCTTGGCGAAGGCCTCGATGACGAGCTCTCCGAGGCAGTGCATGTAGTCCTCGCAATGAGGCTTGTTGACAACGCGAGCGATGCTGCCAACGACTGTCTCGAGCTCACGCAGGGCGCTGATGCTCATCACCCATGCTCCATCTCGTCGAGCTTTGCGCTCACGGTATCGCAGACCCAGCGCAGCGACCTCGGCGTCGCGAAGTTCGGGTCGAAGTCCTCGGACGTGGCGAACGCCAGCCTGGCGATGGTGCGCGCGTGCTCGAGGTTGCCGACCTTGAGGTCATGGCGAATGGTCGCCACGACCGTGCGCATGTCGGAGAGCCTGGTGCCTGGCTCGGCCTTCTTCTTCGGGCGCTTGAAAGAGACGTTGTCCGTCATGATGCTCCGATGCGTTTCCAGGACGGGACAAATCTGTCTCCCAGACCTGGAAGCTTGTTGTAGTAGACCTCATCACACTCCTTGGCTGCGCGGCAGAAGAATGAGATTCCGTCGCGGTCTAGCGTCATGCGGTTGCGTGGCTTGATACGACCGCAGATGTAGCAGCGACGGCGCTTCGGCTCGGGCTTCTTCTTCGGGCGCTTGACGATGGATTCCCTCTCGTTGCTCACAGGCCCAGCATCCTTTCCAGCGATGCCAGCGTCTGGCGCCGCATGATGGCCTTGGCATGGTCCAGCGATGCCTCGGCGCCATGGTCGATGAGACGAAAAAGCACGGTAGCGTGCGGGCGGTCCTTGACCGCCAAGGCGAACTCCTTGCGCGATGGACGCGGGAACTCCTCATGGAAGTCGCGCACCGACTGCACGGCGATGGCATCCAATCGCTCCTGGACTGGACCGATGACCGTCAGGAACTCCGGGAAGTGGGCCAGGAGCTCGCCAGTCTCTCCGGTCTGCCACAGCTCGATGGCGCGACGTGGGGTCGCTTCGCCCTTGAGGTGGTGCAGGATGACGTAGCGTGGCGACTTGACCTTGACCCGATGGCCACGGTCGTCGACGACCACGAACCCCTCTTGCTGGATGGGGTCAAGCGCATCAGCCGCAGCGATGACATCGGCGATGCTGTGGATGGGAAACTCCTTGACGAGCTCGCAGCCCATACCGTATGCAGCCTCCACTAGCTCGTCCCGCGTGAACTCGACGCCGGACTCCAGCCAGCGCCCTCCGTGGAGCACGAGGCGCGGCTTGTCGTGTCGCACGACGACGCGATTCGGCGAATCGCACAGCTCGAACATGTAGGTCGCCTCGAAGTTGGCGGCCTCGATGTCGAGGCCAAGCCCAAACCAAGTCTCCCAAAAAGCTGCGCTGAAGGTGCGGCTGTCGCTACCGTATGAACCGCCGGCTCGCGGCGTCCCGCTTGATGCAACGCGCCACATCAGGCCGTCATCCGTACCCTCGGCGTAGAGAATCATGAGCGAACCGTCGAGCTTCTCCTGTACGCGAGCGCTCGACCAGTCGATGTCTGCAGCGCCAGCCTCGCCGTGATTGAAGAACTTGTTGTAAGGCCATGCCAGCACAAGGCGGTGCGCCGTGTGCACGACCATGCCACGGCACTGCTGCACGATTGGCTCGTGCATGGGCGACTCCAGTTGGTCGTACTTGAGCGATACGAGGTCCCCGTCTCGCGTAGCCGAAACCTTGTAGGTATCGGCGAGGATGTCGAGCCACTTCTCCGGCTCGCGCTGCATGAGTTCGGCTACGAGATTCTTCACGCCACAATGATGACAGCGTCATCCTACGAGCGCAAGATGTCAGCATGGAGCCAACCGAGCGATGTGAACTGTGCGAGCTGGTCTTGGCGTGGGCGACAAATGCAGGAGGGGCGGTCAGGTTCACGGCGCATAACGCTGACCTATGCCGAGCCCTGACGATTCGGCGCATCCGCGCCCTCGAAGGAGCGCTCAAGTCTCAGGCCGAGGTATTTGTGGAGTCGTCTCGTCGCCTCGCCGAGCAGGTAGACCACCACTTGGCTAGGCACGGAATCTCGTCGCTGTTGCAGCAGAGCAGAGCGAAGCGGCCAGGCTCTTAGGGGCCCAACACCTGCGCAAGCTGACGCCGGATGCTGTACGTTGGCGTCCCGGTGTTGTTCGTCGTCGTCAACTTGCATCGCTGCCCCACGGGGACCCGGTGCCGAATCTGGACCGTGCCGCCAACGGTGAGCGCGACGCCGACCACGACGGTGCCGGTCTGACGGTTGCCGAGCGGTCCCTGCACGACGGTCGACGGGTTCGTGTTAGCGTCGCAGAGCAGCGTGACGTCGCCGTCATAGCCGCCGCTGATGGAAACCGAGCCCGAGATGTCGATGGCCACGCTGTACTCGACGTCGTTCGTGGTCGAGAACTGGACCGCCGAACCGTTCAGCGCGAGCGTCGGCGTGCTCGTGCTCGAGATGTTCGACCCGGGGCCGGTCGTGCCCTGGGTCCCCTGGATGCCCTGGATTCCCTGCGCGCCGGTCGCTCCAGTCGCGCCGGTGGGCCCGGTCGACCCGATGGCCCCGGTCGACCCCGTCGCGCCCTGGGGGCCCGTACCGGCCGGATTCAGCTGGTACCGGTTGTCGCTCGTCCCTAGCGCTACTCCGGGGATGCCCTTGGCATACGGCTCGTTGGTCCCCGGACTCGAGCCGGGCCAATACTCAGAAACCTTGCTTAAAATCACAAGGTTGCACGAGTCATCCGAGCCCTCGCTCACGATGTACCCAGCGTAACTATGCGTAGAATCTAGCCGGTAGATGACCGGCTGGCCGATGACGCACGACGCCGATGCGTGTGATGCGACAGCGGAGCAGAGGGCCATGGACAAGAGGAGCGTGCGCGTGGTGTGCATCGGCGCACGCTATCACCGGGCACATGCGCTCACACCGGCGCCCTGCGTGAATCTAGGCCTCGCTCCAGTCCGAACACGGAAGCAGTCCGACCAACTCATCGAATGCCGGGTGCCAGCGCATGATGGCACCGGCGGCGTGGCCGAGCGATGCAGCGTGCAGGCCGATCAAAAACGACAGGACGTCGCCGCGGCATCTGTACCGGCGCGAGTCGAGCTGGTCTCCGAGGCTCCTCACGTGAGCGCCACCACCACGAGGGCCGCGCCGGCGGCGGTGGCGATGAGACCGCCCGCGGTCTGTCCCCTGGCCCGGCGGATGTCCTCGACGTTGCCCCAGGAGTAGAAGCCGTTGCCCAGGAGCCGTTTCCGCTCTCGTGCGGCGGAGGCCCACCCCTCGACGCCGAGACCGAACACGAGGGAGCCGAGGCATGCGAACGTGGCCCCGATGCAGAGCGCGATGATGTTGATGGTGCTCATGGCTTCCGGTTCTTCTGTTCTGCTTGGAGGGCTCCAAGTTCCAGGAGTGCCTCATGCAGCGCGTCGTCAGCGTCGCACGAGTCACTCGCCGCACGGGCAGCAGCACGACATGCGTCGCGGTGCCTCTTGTCGGCGTCAGCCACCGCGACGTCGAGCTCATCGTCGCTGAGGGTGCGAGCGTACTGCCTGGCCCATTCGCTCATGACCACTCCTTGTGCCTGTTCGGGTTGCGCATCTGGTCCCGCATCTTCGTCTCAGCGGCCAGCCTTGCCTGCAGGACGAGCAGGTCAGCTTTCTCGCGCTCGAGCTCGCGAGTCAGCTCGTCGAGTTCCCGCCGCGCCCTGCGCTTGCGCAACAGGTCGTAGGCGAGGTCAAGGAGAACCGATGCGGCGCAGAACACCGCGAACGCGATGAGACCGACGAGCACCGCGCTCATCGGCGCCACCTGAGCCAGGCCTGAAATGCCATGAACGCGAAGACGATGGCCAAGGCGATGACGTCGTTCATGGCGCGACCTCCCGTGCGATAGCCGCGACCCATGCGCGAAAACCATCGTCGAACTGAACGAAAAACGGCTGCGCCTCGGGGCCGCGGAGTTGGGCGATGAAGCGCGCGACACTGCCGACCCTGGATTGCAGGATGGGCTGCTCGTATCGCATGTCGACCTCGACGACCCGAACGCGGTCGCCGCTCTTGTACTCGCCCGGCGTCATGGGCGCCACCCCGTCATGACGAGCGACGAGGCCTCGGCGTAGATGTCCCGCAGCTCGTCGTCTGCCCACAGTCCTTCGGCCGGCGGGACCCCGTGGTCGATGCAGAACCGCACCGCGGCCCTGGCGAGGTCAACGGCATCTTCGGAGTACTCCATATACGCGGCCGCGCAACAGGCGGCAGTGTCCCTCCCGACCTCTACGTCATTCGCCATGCACTGGAGGATGACGTAGGCCTCCCTGCGGGCGTCCCAGTCGGCGATGTCGCGCCTCGCCTGTTCGGCGTCCTCCTCGTTTAGGACCGATTCGATCGTGCAGATGAGGGCCGGCGGCAAGGCATATATCGCTCCGGCCTCGTCGGGGCTGTCCGGGATGATGATGTCCATGCCCTCAACCTAGCATCTCACGTTGACAACGTCAACCGGCGTTGCTACCATCAGAACATGGACATCACCACCGAACAAGTCGAGCGGTTGCTGGCCGGGGCATGGAAGGTGCTCGGCACGCAGCGCCGCCCGTCGCAGTGGGCGTTGCTGGCCGGTATGCTGCGCCTGTACATCGTGCGTATCGGGCAGCTCTCGTATGAGGCGCGCACTCAGCGCGCCAACTTGGAGGCGGTGCTCAAGCGCGTCCGCCGCAACCTCATCGCGGAGATGGCGTCGTGAGTCGCATATTCGACCATCTCGACGGTGCGCCTGAGGACCGGCTGTTTAGCCGTGTCGCGCATGCGATGCGACGTTCCCCATGGTGGGGTCGGATTCCGACATATGAATCCCCGGTGTCAGTGTCCGGAGAAATCAAGGGGCGACGATGAGCAGGTTTGAAATCGACGAGAATAATGCGTGGTGCGTGATGGTCACGCTTGGCCCAGGTCTGCCGGCCCTGCACACGGGGCCGGGAAGCTGGAATGGCGCCGTGGATGCCCTGCGCCGGCTCGAGTCGTCGTCGCTTGGCATCGGCGGATACGGGTATGAGATGCGCATCGTCAACCTGGCAACTGGAGAGGAGGCAATCGGATGAGTTGGGCATGTCCTCGATGTAGCGCTACTCCCAACAAAGGGAGCGCCAAGCTGAAGGATGGGTGTCGCACGTGCTCGCGGCAGTCCCTGATGGACTGCCAGGGGTTCATTTGCGAGTGCCTGGACGATTCGAGCGGCGATGACCACGGTACCGCCGAATCACCGTGCCCGGACGCTCGCTGTCACCACTGCGGATGGTCGGGGGTGTTCCCGCCGCGTCCGGTGGCCCTTCGAGGGTGGAAGAAGACGGCGTGGGACGCCGGATGGCGACCCCTGCCGGGCAAGGAGTGACAGATGATGCTCCAGTTCTTCATGCTGGCCTGCGCGCTGTACGCGCTGTTCTCGGAGATGTCAGCTCCATCGCATGAGCTCCAGGAGCCGCGGCTAAAGCGCCACGAGCTCGGCACGCTGGGCTAGGACCGGTACCAGAAATGACCCGCTCCCTCGCCTTCGCCCGGACTGGTTGCATCGGGAAGTGGCGGTACGGCACCAGGCAGGCAGCAAGGGACGACCGGCGTGTCAACACGCGCGTCCAGGCATGCGCCTACTGCGGAGGATGGCACCTGGTTTCCGAGGCAGCGCCAGTCCCCCCACGGAGGACGAAGCAGCGTCGGATGACGAGACGGATGACGGCGTCATCTGCGCTATTGACCAAAAGTCAATAAGCCTCGGCGCGCGCGTCCAACTCCCTCAGCTGCGGCGCCGTTGGTCTGCTCGCCCCCCGGTGCCTGTGCGTCTGCCTCTGCCCCGAACGAAGTGAAGGGATAGAGAGAGAGTCCGCCAGCTCCTTCCCGGCCCTGGGCCGTCCGGCTGGTCTGACGCTCTGCGACCCGACCTGGAGTGCAGGGTGGGGAGAGCGAGCACTCAGAGAGCACGGTTCAGAAAACCGTGTCAAGCATGAACGAGCATGCCGTCGCAATCACTCGGCGTCCAACGCGCGACGTAGTTGGCTCATGACGCGAACCGTCGGCACAACGGAGCCCGGGAACGCCTTGCTTACGCGGAAGCGGAGCAGCTCGGCCGCCGAGAGCAGAAACGACGCCAGGAGCTGTGACGCGGTCATGTCAGCACCTAGCGTTCCCATCGTGTCGGGCTCCAGCCTGACTCGATGAGACGTGCCGCGGCAATTCGAACGTCCTGCGTCGCGGTGCGCTCGGGAGGACTCCAACTGGCCCGCATCGCAGCCGTGGCCAGCTCTTCAGTCTCGTCGTCCATGCTATGGAGCGCCGTGTTGAACGAGATCTCCGTGTCACGGAGGAGCCTTGCTGCCTTGGCGCGGCGTTCTGCGTCAATCATGGCTCTCAGCACCTAGCGTTCCCATCGTTGGCGCGAAGCTCCACGAGGCGGGCGTGGAGCTCCTCTGCCAACTCGAGCTGGTTTGACACGTGTGCGTCGAGCCGGATGAGGTACTTCAGCTCCGCAAGGAGCTCGTCGTCGGTCATATCCTTGACCGGAATCATGATGCGTGCGGTCACTTCAGCGCCTCGTCTAAAGCCAGGTTGAGTTCGTCTTGGGCGGTCTGCTTGGCCAGAGTGGCCGCGTTAAGCTCCTCGTGCGCCCGCACCATCGCCTTGCGGGCGCGGTCCACCGCGGTCACCGCGTCGCTGTACGCCGTCTGGCAACGCCCCTCCACGGCCATCGCCTGCCTCACGTTCGAGATGAGCGCTATGAAGTCGGTCATGATTCCTCCGTAGGCGGGAAAACTTCCGGCCCGATGAAGACCGGGTCAGCGACGCCGCACTCCCATCCCATGATGTACCACTTGATGGTCGGTAACGGGAACGCCAGCACGCCGGTGTAGCAATCGGCCTCGGCGTCCCACTTCATGTCCTCGTACTCGAAGGTCGTCCGGCGCTCCATGAGCTGGAGCGGTTCGTCGTGTCCTTCTCGGCACCAAAAGACCGACTTCTCCGTCGGCTTGCACTTCTCCCTCTTGCTCACAGGCCGAGCTCCTTGCGGAGCTGCTCGATTTCGAGGCGCAATGCGGAGGAGCGGTCCTTGCATTGGCGCGTTAGGTCTGGGCCTGGTGACCCATACGTCAGGACGCCTCGCCAGAAGCCAAGCTCCTCCTTCGCGCCGAGGAGCTCCTCCATCTTGGAGGAGGTCATCCAAGCCTCCACGCGCGGCCGTAGCGATGCTCGGCGCGGATCCGGTCGTACATCTCTCGGTCGAGTCGACGGTCCCCCTCGGGGGTGCGCCGCTCGGCGTAGTGCTCGCGCCGCGCGGCGTCATACTCGTCACTCGCGGCAATCCGACGAGCGCTCGCGGCGTCAGCTGCTGCACGCAGCGCAGGGTCGTCCGATGGACCGATATAGCGCCCGTCGGCGCCTACGCTGTACAGCGCCGCGCTCGCTGCGATGTCGATGTCGATGGCGGCATCCCTCGCGTCCTTGAGTGCACGGAGCATTTCGTCGGTGATGTTCATATCCCTACCTTAGTCATGGATGTTGACGACGTCAACACTGTGCGTGCGCTCGCTCAGTCCTCGTGTCGATTGCTGGCACGCACCCACGATGCCGTGGACTGCGTGGGGCTCCACATCGAATCGTCGCCCCGGTAGCTGCTCCAGATTCCACCGTCTGGAGTCTGGCCTGCCTCGAGGCGCTGCACGGCGTCATCGTGCAGCGATATCTCACGCTCGATGACGCGGGCGGAGTACCAGCTCGCGACAAGAGCACTAGCTGCCATGTCGCGGTCGACGTGGTCCTTGTGCAACGCGTCAAGGATATCGAGAGCAGAGCGAAGGTTGTCCTCAGGCGTGCGCGGCAGGCCCCTGATGAGGGCGGCAGCAGACATCTCAATCCTCCATCGCGCGAGCCGCGAGGACCCAGGACGACGCCGACGACCAAGCCGTCTCCTCATCCGGCGCCAGCTCGTCAATTCGGCTCCTGGCGGCCTGCGGATAGCTGTCGTAGACGTCGCCGATGTAGGAGCCTAGAGCGATGGCGCATACCGCGGCGGACTCGTAGTCACGCGCAGCCGCCGCGCAGGTCTCGAACTCCTCGACGTCGCCCCGGGTCACTTCGGTGTTCATCGGCTTCATGTCACCATGATAGCACTGCGGTTGACGTTGTCAACAGTCAGACGTCAGCGCTGGCAACCCCAGCGAACACCTCGCGGCCGAACGGGTCGAGGCGCACGAGCGCGGTGAGCCCAGCGGCGCGAAGCTCCTCCCAGATTCCGACCTCGCGGCCGTCCCGGTATAGGACCTTGCTCGTGGCCGGCCCATTCGGGCCGGAGACCCGGGGCTGCGCCCCTAGCCAATTCGCGCACTCGGTCAGCGAGCCAACCGGTCCGATGACCTCCCTCGGACGGATTCCGCTGTCGTCGCGCCACACGGCGCTGTAGATGGCCATGTCAGATATCCTCGGCTGGTAGGTCACCGATGGCATCGGCTGCGAGCTCGTCATGGCGGTCCAGTTCGGATGCCACCGAGTTGATGGCGTGCACGATGTCGTCCCCCACATCCAAGAGCAGGCCGCTCCGCAGGCTGCGCTCGCCCTGCCAATTCGAGTCGCTGCCCCCGTAGACGAGCGTGCGCCCGTCTACGTGTTGCCGCACCTTGAGCCAGGCGGTGCGGTTCGCCTGCGCCGGAATGGTGGGGTTGTCTGACCACGAGCTGGCGGCGATGACCGGCCAACTCGCATCCGCGATGCGTACTGGTGCCCGATTGCTGAGGGTGATGGTTCTGGTGTTGCTCATGGTGTTGTCCTTACGCGTCGTGCTCGCAACTTGAGCAGTTGCGGGTGCTCGGAACTAGCCCGCCGTTAGGGTCCTCCCGAGAGCCGCATGAGCAGCCTGTCCACTTGCCACGGCCGTACGAGCGGCGAGGCATATCAGCGACGATGACGCGCTCCGTCGAGATAACGGCCGTGGCCGAGCGGCACGAGATGTGACGGGCGGGCGCGCCCTTGCTCCACTCGACTCGAGTACCCGGAACAATCCTCCGCGAGCCGGGCCTTGATCATCGCGGCCGCGCCACCGGTGCCGAGCACGCCATCCACGAGCGCGTGCTCCACCGCGTACGTGGGCGCCTCCGGCGTGTAGTGCGCGGTCTGCCATGACCAGATCTTCGCGCAGAGGATCAGCGCGTGATCGTGTCCGCCGGCTAGGCCGAGCAGACGCGCGAGCGTCGCGAACCGCAGATCGGTCCACGCGCCCTCCTCGATGTTGACGCGGGTTGCTGTCAACGTCCCACCATGTCCGGTGTCCGGACGGTGCCGAGCTCGCTGTCGAGCTTCAAGGCGTCACCTCGAGTCGAAGCTCGCGCGGTCACGCTGCTGCCTCGCAGAGGCCGTGTCGCATGCAGCCCTCGCCAGCTCCTGGCGGCTGCCACTCCCCGCGCTTGCTGTTCGCCCACTCGATCGCCTGATCGATCGGCAGCGGCACATGGCGGTTGTCGCCGCCATGAAAGCTGAACATCGAGCGCACCATGAAAGATCGTCCCGCTGCCGCGTCGCGAGCCGCGCCTGCCTCGTTGAGCTGACGTTCGATCTCGCGGATGCGATCGATGCGCTGCGGGTCCGTGCGCGCGACGAGCGCGATCTCGCTCTTGCGCGCGTGGATGCAGGGCCAGCATCCGACGCGGCTCGCGCCGAGCTCGTAGAGGGGATTCATCTCGAGACCGTGCCGGCGATGGATCGCTGCGACGTCATCGGTGGACCACGTGACGAGCGGTCGCCACACTTCGAGGTCGAAACCGTCCGACCACTCCCACTCCGGCATTTGCGATCGCGCGCGCGACTCGGCGCGCCGGATCCCGACGGCATTGACAAGTTCGTCGCCATGCGCCGCGCGGGCTGCGAGCCAGCGTTGCACCGGAACGACTTTGAGTAGCTCGGTGCAGAAGCGCATCACGCGCGACGGAAACAGGCCCTTCTTCATCACGAGCGCGGCGAAGTCGAGCTCGCCGCGGATCTCGGTGATCGGTCCGAGCTTGTCGGCGAGCGGCCCGCGCAGGTAATCGTACGTGGCGGGATGCTCCCAGCCGGTGTCCATGAACACGCGCTCGTGCTCGACGCCGAGCTCGCGGAGGTAGAGCGACATCGCGGCCGAGTCCTTGCCACCCGAGATCGACGCGATGACGCGCCGACCGGCGAGCCGATGCAGCGCGGCAGCGCGCGGCGAGAAATCCATGGTGAGTTGTGGCGGCATCACGCGGCGCGCTCCCATCGCAGCTTCGTCTGCGTCGGGTGCTCGTCGACGCGTGGGCGCTCGCGCCGCGACCACGAGCCGCCGCCCGTCTCGCCGATCAGCCGCCCGATGGCCTCTTCTATCATCTTCTGGATATCTCTCATGATTCTCCTGTGTCATGGTTGACACGTGCCAACATGGCGCATGTCGATGGTTGTTTAGACAGAACGGTCTATCTGTTTTGTACTAAGGTCTTAGTAGATCTCTGGCCTGAATCGTCTACGGGGAGGGGGTGGCGCTGGTAGGAGTCGAACCTACGTAAACCGTCGACACGACGAGGCCAGAAAACAGGGCCCCTGCGGGCGCCTCACCGAGCCCTAGGGTCCAGCCGGCGAGAGCGCAGAGGAGGACCGCGGTCACTTGGTAGGCTCGATGCTGAACTTGCCGTTCAGTTCCGTCACGTGCCACCCCGCCTCCGCGCTTTGGCGGATGACCTCTGCCTTATCTGCAGCAGAGACGAGCATGCGCCATGGCCCGGCGTGGGCGGGGTAGTTGCCCCGCGCCTCGAGCACGGTCGACTCGAGCTCGAGGATGATGGCGGCCACCGTGCGGAGGTTGAGGGTCGGCTGGTTGCTGAGCCGGGGGTCGCTGGGTCGAATCATTGGCCTACTGTGGGGCCTGCAGCTGACGTTGTCAACACTGAGCGTTGACTGAGTAGCAGGTGTCCTGGTAGGAGGGCATGCATCCACCCTCGAAGTCAGTCCAGGTGCACCCGGTCGTGTAGCACTCGATGAGCCAGGTCTCTATGGCTTGGGCTCCGCCCGCGAGCCGAAGCTGAGGCGCGCTGAGAATCCTCACGCTCTCCAAGGAGAGCGACAACTTGCTGATGGATTTTTTCATGTCGTCATGTCTGTAGACGATGTCAACCGGAATGTCCATGGCGCATGTCGCTGCGCTCCACGGCACGAATCCTGCTGTTGACACGGTCCGCCAGGTGTGCTCCGATGACACGTATGAGTGGTCAGGACACGCTCGAACGAAGGTTACCCGTATGCGATGGCGCCTGGCACGCGATGCTCTGCATCGAGGCCGGCAAGATGGGCCTCACCGGTACGCGCCACGGCATGCCAGACCGCTGGGATTGGGGCGTGACCCTGGACTCGCTCCTCAACGCGCAGGCCGATTGGACGCGCGACGACAAGGAGCTCAGAGAGCTTACGCCGTCGCAACGCATCGACCTGTTCGCGCACCAGTCGGCCGTCGCGCTGCGCCTACGCAAGCACTGGAGCCGGACGAATCGCATCAGTCTCGGGACCTACGCTGGGCGCCCTCGACCACATGACGAGTGGCGCCTGTGAGGCAGGCCGGTCTGCTGTTCAGGCGCCTCGAGCGTGACCCGGAGCTGCGGCTTCGCCTGCGCGCCAAGCTCGGCTACACGCCGCACGAGGACGGCGCAGCCCTCGACGACGTGGCCATCAAGGCGGGGCTCGAGCGTCGGCTCGTGGAGGATGAGGTCAAGTGACCGACCCGCTGCCCAAGGAGTCCAAGTGAGCGATGACCCCAAGCTCGAGCTCGTCGAGGAGCCCGAGAATGGCCGCTTCGTGGAGCTTGACACCGATCTGACACAAGAGCAGGTCGCCGACAACCTCCGCAAGTCGTTCGCCATCTCCACGAAGCGGCGCCAGGCGAAGCGCAGGGCCCGCATCGACGGCGAGGTCAGCGCGGAGCTGGCTGAGGCGAAGCAGATGAACCGAGCTGGGGCGCTGCGATTCGGCAGCGACGGTGAGGTCAAGTTCTACTGGGCGGCGTGCGCGTGCAAGTGGCACAGCCTCAGGGCCGACGACCCGGAGAAGGCGCTGCGCGAGTACGACGCGCACCCATGTGCCATCGGGCTCTACGACAACAGCGCGGTAGACCGCGAGCTGCGTATCGTCGAGGGCCGACTCGAGAAGCGCGCGGCCTCATTGCTCGCGCGCAACGAGGTCATGCCCGACGGCGCCATCTACAACAGCATGAACCCGCGGCCGGTCGACGATGCAGCGAAGACCGGCGCGAAGCAGATGACCCAAGATGAGGAGCAGGAGCTGCGGTTCTCGCTCTTGGAGTTGAAGCGATGAGCCGGCCACCACCAGGAGAGGGTATATCCATTTCCACGCTGGAAGGCGTGGACCCTGCCATGATTTCGGCAGTGATGGCGGAGGATGATTACGTCTGGCTGCAGATGGCGCGCGACGGCCGCAATGGTAATTCAGGCTCATCGGTTGTGTCGCTCGTTCTGCCGGCGATGTCTGCGGTGACCCTCGCGCGCTTCCTCTTGCGTTGCGCCGGGGAAGACAAGTGAAGTGCCAGGCTCAGGGCTGCGAGCACGATGGGCCTGATGTGAGGCCGGTAACCATCGAGCGTACTGGAGGCGGCTCTGCGAGTTCGAATGTCTGCGATGCGTGTTACGAGCGCGCGATGTCCGAGTTTCATGCTCTGCAGGCTGAGTGGGGCGCGCTCATCGCCGAGGGCGTGCACCCTCGCATCGCCAACGCTCGGATGATGGCGAAGGTGGGTCGCTCGTCATGAGCGTCGTGCGCGGCCGTATCCCTGCGCGCTTCGTCGGCGGCCCCATGGACGGTAAGGTCGTGCGCGGTGTACAGGCGAGGCACTTCATCGCATGGGACATGGCGGGTGGACCCGTCAGCATCTACACGCGCTACACGGTGTGGGAGCCGTACGAGTTCGTGCCGAATCCGCCGGAACCCAAGCCGGTGGAGTTCGTGTACCGCTTCGACGCCAAGGAGACCGCGGCTTGGCATGAGCGGCGTGCAGGCGAGGCACTTCAGCACATGCATCGGATTGGCCTGTGATTCGGGCCCCGCGCGCCTCAGACCAGAGCTACGTCGCCTCGACGTGGCACAAGAGCATCCTGCGCGGTACGTACCCGCACGAGCGGCATCGGTCTGCGCGTAGCGGCCCTCAGCTCACGGCGCTTATCGACGCTGTGCTCGACCGCAAGGACACGAAGGTACTCGTGCGGGCTCGACCGCATGACCCGGACGCCATCATGGGGTGGGTTCTGTTCGTCGAGGGTGCAGGGATTCCGGTCGTCCACTACGTCTACACGAGAGCCGACGACAGGGAAGGCGGCATCGCGACCGCTCTCCTGTTCCAGGCCGGCGTCAGGAAAGACCAGCCCGTCGTCTGCACGAGCGATGGGCCGGACAGCGCACTTCTTCGTGCTCGTTACCCCTTGGCGACGTACATGCCGCTCGCCGAGTTCCTCCGACCAGTGAAGGTGTCATGAACGAACTCAAGACGCGGACCGTGTACGTGGTCATGCAAGACAACGGCGCCAGGAAGGACAGGCCGGTTGCCGTGCGCAACAGCATGGACGACGCTGCCCGGCTCGTCGCCTTGCACGTCATCGATGAGGCCAAGAGCGAGCTAACCATGCCCGGCTACAACCATCTCTACATCGTCAAGGTGACCGATGCGGTATGAACTCCTTGGGGACCGCTTGCTCGTCAAGGTCATGGAGACCAACCAGCGCACGCGCGGCGGTCTCTGGATTCCGGAGATTGCGACCGACGGCACTCCGTGGCTTAAGGCCGAGGTGCTTGAGGCTGGCACCGGTCGGCTCATGACCACGGGCGCGCTCGTCCCGCTGCATGTGAAGAAGGGTGACGTGGTCGTGTTCTTTCGCTCGATGCAGGCGGGCGACCAGCTCGTGGTGCCCCTCGACGATGGCGAGGAGGGACTCGTCATCCGCGAGACAGCCTGCTTGGCTATCCTGCACGACCTGTCACCCGTGACGCCCATCCTTGGGGCCGACGGGAAGGCCGTGGTGCTCCAGTGATGCGCCTGAACTTCGTCAGCTTCAACAGGGTCGTCACCCTCGGCTCGCTCGCGCAGGAGTCGTGGAGCTACGACACCGGGCTCAACGGCCCTGGCGGCGGCAAGACGACCGTGAAGGAGCGCGGCGACATGGGCCTCGAGTTCACGTACGAGGCGGGTCCCATCTCGCGCGTCATCGTGGTGCCGTGGTCGAACATCGCGCATGCAACGTGGCTCAGGGTCGCCGACGAGAAAGCGAAGGCCAAGTGAATATCGAGGACGAGGTGGTGACCACGACCGTGGGCGCGCTACGGCGGCTTTACCAAGCCTGCACCGATAGGCAGTCGGCTATCGTCGGTCAGGCCATGGCCGACCGGGACGTAACTGAAGCCAACGAGGCTTACAAGAAAGCCTCCGCATCTGCATCCAAAAGCGTCGACGAGGCGCTGGAAGCCCTGGATGTCATCCTGAAGGGTTCGAATTGGCACGAGCGGTATGTGCTGGGACGAAACATAGGTCCGTCCGAGCCGCTGCCCGGGGAGGGTCCGAAGTGACTCAGGCCGAAGACGCGATGCGCAGGCACTTCGAGCGCCATACGACGGTCGACGTACCTGTGGTCGATGACCCGCCTGACGTGGTCTCGTCTGCGCCGCACACGCTGCTCATCGGCGATGAGCGCGATGCGTATGAGGCGTTTCGTGTTGCGGCGGCGGAGCTCGCGCGTGTGCAGGGCGACGCTACCGCCAAGCTCTCGGTGGCGCAGGACGCATACCGCGCAGCGCTGGCGCGTTTGAGCCGCGAGGCGACCAAGCAGGGCTGAGTGGACCGGTCGCGCGCAGAGCTCCTCCTGGCTGAGCTCAAGCGTCGGCGCGCCGCGGAGCTCGACCGCGCAACGAACGAGGACCGCGCAGCGAAGCTGAGAGGCTTCTTCTACCCGAAGCAGGCTGCGTTCTTCCGCTCGAAGCACCGGCGCCGCGCGACGAAGAAGACGCGGCGCTCTGGCGCCACCACCGGCGGGTGTCATGAGCTGCTTGCGCGCTCCATCACCATCCGCGACTTCGCGGCGGTCTACGCGGCGACGACGCTCGCGGAGGCCAAGAGCCGCGTGTGGCGCTCGAAGACCAAGAACGGCTTCGTCGATATCATCGAGCGTCACGGTGAGAGGCTGAACCCGGAGGCGACACCGCCGCGGTTTCGGCTTGGCGCTGTCGTGGTCACGGTGCGCGAGGGCGACCTCCAGCTCATCTTCGACAACGGCTCGAGCATCACGCTGTTCGGTGCGAACCACGAGCAGGCGACGACGAAGCTCAAGGGCGAGGCCTACGCCGTCTATTGGATTGACGAGGCGCAAGACTTCACGTGGCTCGAGGCGTTCTACAAGGCGACTATCACCGCCGGTCAGACGGACTTCGAGGGCGAGGTGTGGTTGACCGGGACGCCCTGCCAAGACCTGCAGGGCTTCTTCTACGAGGTCACCAAGGAAGAGGCGCACGAGCGCCTGAAGGGTTGGGAGGTGCACCACTTCGCGGTCACGGACAACCCGTTCTACGGGCGCGTGATGTGGGAGGACGGGAAGTGGTTCGTCGTCGACAACATGTACGGCGCGCCGAAGCTCACGCCCGAAGAGTGGGAGGCGCACAAGTACGGGCCGTTCGCGACCGAGGCCGAGGCCGAGGCGAAGTCCGTCGAGGTCCGCTGGGAGCGCACCGCGGGCGAAGCGAAGCGCGAGAACGGATGGGACGACGAAGACCCGGACTTCCTGCGCGACTGGAAGGCCATCTGGGTCAAGGGCGACGCGCGCTTCGTGTACGACGTCCACAAGGTGCCCGACCACGAGCTCGTCTACGCGCCGATGCGACTGGCGCCTGATGGCTACCCGGACATCACGCGTGCGCTCATGGACCTTCCGGGTTGGGCGGACCGCCGCGAGTACCTGCTTGGCGTGGGCTCAGACCTCGGCACCACGCGCGCGTTCTCTTGGGTGCTCGTCGCCTGGTCTCAGCTCGACCCTATCCTGTACGAGGTGGCTTCGTGGAAGAAGACCGGGCTCGACTACAACGAGATGGCGGCGGCGCTGCGCGCGGTGCAGGCGCAGACCAGGGTTGGTCTGTGGGTCGCGGACGCCGGCGGCGGCGGCAAGCCGGCGGTTGCGGGGTGGAGCAAGGAGTGGATGCAGCGCTACCAGCTCCCCATCACCGAAGCCATAAAGCCTAATAAAATCATGGCGATTCGCCAGTGGAACGCGGACATCCGTGCGCGGCACTTCCAGTTCCGAGAGGGCTCGCCGCTCCTCGCCGAGATGAAGGCCCACCGCTGGGCGCCGCTGCGGACGTCGGAGGGCAAGCTCATCGAGGACCCGAGCTCGCTGCGCGACGTGTGCGACGGCGGGCTCTACATCCACCGGCACAGCTACCACTTCCGGTGGCGCCTGCCGGTGGAAAAAGTCAAGACAGGAAGTCCGGAATGGGCTATACGTGAGGAAGCGGAGCTACTTGATGGAGCCCAAGGCAACTATGACGGGTGACGCTGCACAGGTTGCGGCCCTGCTTGAATGGGCGCTGGAGCGCGGCGTGCGCTTCGATGCGGTCACCGTCGGTGGATGTCACGTCGTGCTTGGGGCCGTGCCCATGGTCGAGCAGAAGCGCCAGGAGCGTGCGCCGCTGCCGGCCATCTACGAGCAGTACGGCGGTGAGCTCTGGAAGCAAGCGGTGAGCCTCGGCGGGGCCGGCGGCGACTCCGACAGCGGCAGCGACCTGGAGCCTGCGCTCGATGGGGGCGGGCGATGACTTCGTTCAGCCACGCCATCCCGCGGCCGGAGTATGGCCCCCATCAGCTCGGACGCGACCCGGCATTCGAGATTCTGGCAGCGGTCGACGACATCGAATCCATGCATCCGGCTGATAAGCCGAAGCACATCGAAGACCTCCTGTCGCGCTACACTGCTGCACAGTTCGTCGACGCGTTATTCTGCTCGCGCCAAGGTGGATACACATGACCGCGCTCGACGGAGGGTCGAGGTGAAAGAGATGCTGGCGACGATTTCAGATGACACGGCCACGAAGGTGGACCGAGACCGCAAGATGTTCGGCGAGGGCTGGCTGCGCGTGACCTCGGACGGTCGCGTGGAGCACGTCCCTGTTGCTCGCGTGCAAGTCCTCCCCGAAGACAACAGCTGGCGTCACGAATGGGCCCCCGTCAAGGCGGACGAGGCAGCGCGGCGACTCGCGGACGCCGAGTACCGACGCGTCTGGAGCGGCAAGTGAGCGCGCTCGACGCCGCTGACCCCGAGCTCCTCGCCGAGCGCGAGCGCGGGCTTGCTGCGCTCGGTCCGCGTCCGCCGTGGTATCGGTTTCGCGCGCGCCGACTCCACGATATCAAGCGACGTGCCATCGAGGCCGTGGACTTCTCGCGATTCGCTGCGGAGTTGCGCAGGATATATATGCCCGCGCTTGTGGTCGGGCTATCGAAGCGGGCCAGACCGGGCGCTGTTCTCAAGGTCGACGCCCGAGGGCCGTATCGCGTCGCCGGCGTGGTGCGCTGCCCGCTCTGCGGCGAGCACGCCGGCGATGTCGAGGTCGGACGATGCGGCGAGTGCGTCAAGGCCATCAGGTGGTCCCGAGACCAGAGGTCTGAGTGACCGACCCGACGGAAGACGAGCGCGAGAGGAAGTTCTACGCATCTGTGCCGCGGCGGACTCATCGTGTGATGATTTGCGACGAGCATTGCGGATGGTACTGGAGCAACGGCTTCATCGAGATGTTCGACGCTGAAACCTCTGGCAGGGAATCAGGTATCGCCCGTGTCAATGACACCTGAAGCGACGTAGCAAAGACGTCGCCGACCGCCGCACGGGGCGGCCTGCGGACGACGAGCCCGAGTTCACCACGACGCGGTGGTGGAAGTCGAGGGGCCGAGAGCAGGCGTTGGCGTTCTGGAACTGGACCGACGCGCGCCGCACGTACCTTCGCGGCTACAACGCGCTCGACCTCATCCACGAGGCCATCTACGAGGGGCGCCCGGTTGGGCGGCGACTGACGAGCGCCGCGAACGACTTCCTGCGCAAGCAGAAGTTCGCGTCGTCGTACCTGAACATCTTGCAGTCCATGGTGGACACGGTGGTGTCCAGGCAGTCGAAGCGTCGGCCCCAGGTGGTTATCGGCTGCGACGATGCCGAGTACAGCGAGAAGCTGTACGCCAAGCGCGCCTCGCGCGTCTTCCGGAAGAAGCTCACGGCGCCCGACATCGAGCGCATGCGTCCGATGCAGATTCGCGACGCCGTGGTGCGCGGCGACGGGCTTATCAAGGTCTTTCGCAACGGCAACGACGTGGACCTTGAGCGCGTTCCACGCTCGGAGATTGTGTTCGATGACGCCGAGGCCGTGAACGGCTGGCCGCAGACGCTCGCACAGGTGAAGCGCATCGACCGCGACCAGCTCGCGGCGATGTTTCCCGAGGCGCGGAAGCGCATCATGAAGCTCCAGCCTGCGAGCCGTGATGCATGGTCGCCGTACGACTACGACATGCCCATCGATAACTCGCACGTCGAGGTGTGCGAGGGATGGCACCTGCCGAGCATCCCTGGTGCCGAAGACGGTCGCCACTGCATCGCCGTGCGCGACGGCGGCGAGCCGCTGTGCGAGCGGATGTGGACTCGGCCGCGTCATCCATTCGGGCGCATCCAGTGGACGCCGCCGATGCGCGGGTTCTTGGGCATCGGCCTCGTGCAGCAGCTGGCGGGCTCGCAAAACAAGGTGAATGAGCTGGGGCGGACCACCAAGAGGCGCTGTACTGGGGGTCGGCGCTGAAGGTGTTCACGCAGCGCCAAGCGAACGTGGACAAGAACCACATGCGCGCGCGGCATCCCGCGGTTATCGAGACCGACGGCCCGGTGCCGACGTTCGTCGCGCCGAATCCGGCCTCGGTGCAGGCGATGGAGTCCATCCGCTGGACGATTCAGCAGATGTACGAAATCAGCGGCATCTCGCAGGCGAGCGCGGCGAGCAAGAGCCCGATGGGTCCAGCCGCGAGCGGCAAGGCTATCGAGACCGTCTATGACATCGAGAGCGACCGCTTCGCGCAGTTCGAGGGGCAGGTTGCTCAAGCGACGGTCGACCTCGGGCTCTGTATCCTTGACGAGGCGAAGGAGATGAAGCTCGACTACGACTCGGACGAGTCCGATGAGAAGGACGAGCTCGCACCTTGGGTGAAGCGCATCGACTGGAAGCGCTTCGACTTCGAGGACGGCGGCTATCACCTCGCGCCTGAGCCCGTCGGGTTCCTTCCCGACTCGCGCGGCGGCAAGCTCGAGGCGCTCAACGACCTCGCGAAGATTCCCGGCCTGTTCACGAACCCGATGCAGATGGCGTCGCTGTTCGATGAGCCCGACATCGCGCGCGCGAACCGGCATCTCCTTGGGCCCTACCGGATGCTCGAGAAGGTCATGGAGATGCTCGGCGACGAGGACATCCCGGAAGAGGACTGCACGCCGACCCCGTACATGCTCTCGCCTCCCGGTCTCGCCAAGGAGATGTGCGAGGGCGAGCTTGGCAACGCGTACGCCGAAGAGGCGAGCGATGAGGTTATCGGCCGCTATCGCTGGTTTCTTGGGATGCTCCTCGAGGTCGAAGAGCAGCAGAAGGCCGCCGTTACGAGCATGGCTGCGCCGCCGATGCCTGACCCCAACGCGATGCCGCCTGGTGGGCCGATGGGGGCCGGTGGCCCAGGTCTCCCTGGCCTTCCTCCTGGCGCACCGCCGGCGCCCTTGGCCGGCGGAATCCTCCCTGACCCCATGGCCGGCGCGACATCACAGCTCGCAGCCGGCATGCCCCTCCCCATTCAAGGCGGCGCGGACATCCCGCTGCCATTCGGAGCCTGAATGTCTGACGATTTCATGCCTGCAATCTCGATGGAATCCACGACCAAGCCGGTCGTCGTCTCATCTCCTACGGATGGAGGCAGCGATGACCTCGGCAGTCCGCCGGCGGATTCCACGAGCTCCATCCGCGAGTCGCGCAACGTCTCGCAGAAGACGCGCGATGCGCTTCGTGGCATCGCCAAGCTCGCGGCTCAGGCTGACACCGTGGTCACCATCGCCGATGAGGCGGCTGACCTCGAGCCGATGGAGCACGAGCCGGCCCTGACCACGACCCCCGCGTCGCCCTCGCGCGCGGCAGAGGCACAAGCGCGCGCGGCGACGAAGCCAGAGCCTACCATACTGCGCGAAGCCCCGGCCGCGCCGCAACCTGACCCACAGGCGTCCGCTCAGTCCGCTGCGGCAGACATCATGGCGCGCGCCGAGGAAGAGCAGCGCCGCGTCGCGCACGAGCTTCGTGTGAAGGCGCTCGAGGAGCGCGCGAAGCAGCTGGAGGACCGAGAGAAAGCTATCGCCGCCCGCGAGAAGCAGTGGCCCGACCGTACGGAAATCGTCGAGCGCCCGGCCGCTGTGCTCTCGGCGTACCTCAAGGAGGTCTACGGCGTCACCTCCGACGAGGAACTCAAGGAGGTCCTCTCGGACGTCGTCACCGACATCTCGGAGAACGTGCTCGGCATCAAGATGCCCGACACGGTCAAGAGCGGGCTGGACAGCCGCAAGGCGGTGCGCACGGTCCGCGCCTACAAGGCGGACGTCGAGCGTCGTGAGCGCGCGCTCAAGGAAGAGCGCGAGGCCGCGGATAAGGCCGCGCAGGACGAGAGGGCGAAGCTCGACCAACAGCAGCGCGAGCGCCAGGCCGTAGAGACGGTCACGCGGCTCGTGAACTCCGAAGACAGCAAGGGCAGCTATCCGCACCTTCATGCGCTCGCTGCGCTCGGGGTGACCGACAACCCGGCCGGCATCGTCGTCGAAATCATCCGCGAGCAACTGAAGAAGGGGCAACCGGCCGACTGGAAGGCTGCGGCCCTGATGGCCAACAACCACTACAAGCCGCGCGTCGAGAAGGCCCTCAAAGAGGCCGAGTCGCTTCGCGCTCGATTCAATCCCAGCACTGCTGCTCCGGCTCCGGCCGTCGCGGCGGCCAAGCCAGCGCCAGTCGTCTCTCAGGTCCCGGGCGGTCAGGTTCCTCGCCCTCAGACGCTGACTGCTGCTCCGACCGCCGCCCCGACCACAGACACAGACGGGCCCGAGTTCGAGGACCATCGCGACCGTCGCCATGGACTGCTCCGCGCGAGCTTCCAGAGGCACCGGTCGCGATTCGTCGAGCAGTGATGCAGCAACACATCACACCCTAAGGAACCACGCACATGGCAGTTTTGGACCTCACCGCCTTTGACCCGATGGTCAAGGAGCACTACTCACCGTTCGAAGTCGCACGCATGGCGATGCAGCGCAACCGCGCAACCGGCATGCTGAACAAGTCGCAGAAGAAGATGGTCGGCGGCCGTGAGTGGGTGCAGCCCATCATGACGGCGCTGCCCGGCGGCGGCGCGAGCACGTTCAGCGTCGCGGTCACGAACGCACAGAACAACGTCTCGGCCTACAAGAACTTCAACGTCACCCGCAAGTCGCACTACCGCATCGCCAAGGTCGACAACCAGGCCATCGAGGCGACCATCACCGGCGACGAAGACGCGTTCGAGAGCGCGTTCGACGAGTTCGATAACGGACTCGAGGCCGAGGGCAACTACATCAACTTCCGCTTCTTCCGCACGCAGGCGGGCGAGGTTGGCGCGCTTGATGGTGTCGTCAACGTTGCGACCACGAGCCTCGCGTTCGCGGACCGCTCGTCGATGTGGGGCGTCCGCCAGGGCGAGCAGATTGTCGCCTCGGCTACCCTCGGCGGCGCGCTGCGCTCCGCCGGTGCGACGCTGACTATCGCCACGGTCACGCGCACGACGGGCGCGTTCACGACGACCGTTGCTGGCACCACCGGCATCGCGGCACTCGTCAACACGGACTTCATTTACCTCAATGGCGACATCCCGGCGGCTGGCGGATTCCTGGCCGCGTCCGGCCTCGCCGACTGGGTGCCCGATACAGCGCCGAGCGCGACGCTGTTCTACAACGTCGACCGCACCACCGAATCGGACTACCTCGGCGGCCTGCGTATCGACGGCTCGTCTGGTGCGTCGCTCGCGAACCTCCTCGTCGATGCGGTCGCCGCGGGCGACAACATCGGCGGTGACCCGGACGTTGGGTGGTTCAATCCGTTTACCTTCGGGACGCTCGCGAAGCAGCTCGAGGGCAAGTGGGTTATCACCAGCGCCGTCGGCTACGACGGAAAGAAGGTCGCTGGCATCGGTTACGCCGGCTTCAAGGTCAACCTCAACGGCCACGACATCACGCTCTACACGGACCGCTGCTGCCCCGTGAAGCGCGTGTACGTGGTGACCTGGGCGACCTTCTGCATGTTCTCGGCTGGCCCCGCGCCGAACTTCCTCCAGAAGCGCGCTGGCAGCATCATCAAGGTCTCCGAGGCGAACGACGGCTACGAGGCCCGCATCGGCGAGTACTACAACTTCAGCTGCAAGGCGCCGGGCTACAACGTCGTCATTGTGCTGCCCTGAGGTGATGCGATGAACGAATCAGAGAACCAGTGCTTCGCCATGCCGCGTGAACAAATCACGCAGTGGGCGGCAGTGCAGGGGGCTGGTGCCGCAGCGCCGACCGTCCCGACTATCACGCCGAGCACGACGAACTCGCTCGTGTTCATGCATCGGAGCAACAACTGGGTCAGTCGAACCGCGGGTGACATCGCGCGTTCCGGTGCCGGCGTGTACACGGCCAAGCTGCGTGACGGGTTCCCGACGATTCTCGACATCATCCCGAACGTCGTCGGCACTGACGGGAAGCGAGTCCAGGTGACCGGATACAACCCGGTCACGAGGGTCATCTCGTTCTCGAGCTACAACGCCGCTGGGACGGCCACGGACCTCGCAACCACCGACTTCTGTCGCTTCACCATCTTGGGACAGAAGAACTTCCCGGACTACTGAGCCGCCATGTCCAACTTCGTCTACGACAACACCCCGTTGCCGGCTGCGAAGTCGGACGGCGTCACATACGACGGGGTTGACCCCACCATCCTCTGGCGCAGCATCGACGGCAACGCCGTCTTTGTTGCGCTGGAGGACATCCGCAAGCTCCTCCGCAACCAGTCGTACAACGTCATGGCGTACGGCGCGGTCGGCGATGGCTCCGCGGACGATGCTCCGGCCATCCAGGCGGCCATCGCAGCCGCCGCAGCGGCCGGGGCGCCAGGGACCTACGGCGGGTTCGTTGACCTCCCCAAGGGTCTCTACGTATGCAACACGCCGCTGGTAGTCCCCAATGGCGTGGGCATCCGTGGGGCCGGCGGGCGCGGCCCGACGGCCACCATCATCCGAGCTGGCAACGCGTTCAATTCGACATCGCTCATCACGAACGCGCTCAAGGATGGCAACCAAGAGTTCTTCTTCCTGGAAGGCATCCAAGTCCAAGGGAACCGCGGCGGTGGTGCTATCTGCAGTTCGGCTGTGGTGGATGGTGTCAGCCTGTTCATCAACACCTTCATCCGCGATGTGGTCATCGTCGAGGGGAGCAACATCGGGCTTCGCCTACTGGCATCCGGTAGCCCAGGGGGCATGGGCCCGGTGCTGGTCGATAACACGTTTGTCGTCGGGCACGGCGGGCACTGTGTCTACCTCGGAGAGGACGTAACCAACACCGGAGCGGCGACCGGAATCGACGTGTACAACCTAACGGCCGAGCGCCCTGGCACTGGATGCAGTGCCGTGTACCTGCAAGGACTGGGGCGCTGCGCTCAGTTCAACCTACACAACGTGCACATCGAGCTCGGGGACGCTCCAACCGGACGCACCGGCATCACCTTCGACGGGGTGGCGTACGCCAAGGTTGACGGCGTGCAACTCCTCGCTGACCCTGCAACGGTGTCCGAGGGCGTGAAAATAACCAACGTCGCGCAGAACGTCGGCATCGAAATCGGGCCCATCTACAACCCGAACCTCATCGCGACCATCATCCGGGACCAGAAGAACGGCGTGAACGTGGGCGCGGTGAACGTCTCGCGCTACGTCACGCCGGACGTGCTCATGCGCGGCGGCCTGCGGTTCATTCCCGACGCCGGCGTGAACGCCAAGAGCATCGCGTTCCAGGATTCCGGCGGCACCGACCGCGCGTGGTTCGACCTCAACGGTCGGCTCACCGGCAACAGCGTGAACGGTGCCGGTATCGACGTCGTGGCAGACGCCGCGAACAACCGCGCTATCACGATGCAGCGCAACGTCGCCACGGGTGGCGGCGTGTTCGAACTGATTTTTCCGGACTCATCGAACTGGCGGGTTCGGAATCGGTCCGGCGGCGTCGACCTCCTGAACTTCGACAACTCGGGCGTCGGCACCATCTACAACTCGTTCCAGTTCCTAAGCCAGGTCCGGTTCAACGCCGAGATTGCGCCGACCATTCTCGGTGCGAGCCAAGACAACTACTCGCCGACGAACATGGCGCTCGCCAACGTGCTGCTCTTGACGGCGAGCACGCCGGTCAACATCACCGGGTTCGCGACCGGCGCGGCAGGGCGCGTCCTCGTCGTCTACAACAACAGCGCGAACAACATCACGCTCGTTCACGTCTCTGGCTCTTCGACGACCTCGAACCAAATCGTCGGCACCGGCGCCGCGAACGTCGTGCTCGGTCTCAACCGAGGCGCGGTCCTCTTCTACAGCCCATCCATCTTGAAGTGGCTGGTCATCCTGGACAACCTATGACGCTTGCCGCCTACCTGTCATTCCTCCTCGGTGGGCCTGCCGGAGCGACGGTCACGCTGGCCCGGATGCGCGAAGCCATCAGGCTCGAGGGCTCATGGGAGAACAGCTCGGACATCACCGACGCGCTGCTCAACAACTTCATCAATCGAGGCGTCCGCGAGGTCTGGGACCTGCTCAAGAGCAAGCGTGACGACCTCCTCGTCGCGAGCATCAACATCACGACGAGCCCTGGGTTCGAGAAATCGCCGCTGCCAGATGGGTTCTACCAGCTGCGCAAGCTGGAAATCGCCGACCCGTCGTCGAGGTCTGGATGGCGACGCATCCGCAAGGTCGACCTCGACGTCTCGCACCACATCGCGAACCTGCAGGGGAAGAACTACCGGTACCGGCTGCAGGGGAACACGCTCGTCCTGCATCCCACGCCACAGGCCGCGGAGCAGCTTCGGATGTTCTACATCCCGGTTGCTCCGCGCATGGCCGACGACGCGGACACCTTCGACGGTATCAACGGCTACGAGGAGCTCGTGTTCCAAATCGTCGTGATGCGATGCCGCGACCGCCAGGAGCAAGACGTCAGCGTGCAGGTGCGCGAGATTCAGCGCCTGACCGCGAACATCTCGGCGGCGAGCGATGGGCGCGACGTCGAACCCTTCTACCTCAACCCATACGGTGCCACTGGCGGCGCGTGCGATGACGACGATGAGGCCTACTGGACGAGCTGATGGGTATCTCCAAGGTCGATGCCCCACAGCCTTCGCCTAGGCTGATTCCATCGCTGGTCAACGCCGACGAGGCGGTGCTCGCGCGCGAGTCCACGTCGCACGCCGAGGCTATCGCCAGGCTCGAGTCGCAGGCCGGACGCCTCGCGACGCTGACCGGTCGCTACCTGGGGCGCCAAATCATCACGCTGTCCGGCACGTACACCCCCGCCCCCGGGGCAACGATGGCGCGCGTGCGTGGCATCGGTGGCGGAGGTGCTGGAGGCGGGGCGACAGCGGTGGGCGTTGGGGTCGGCGCCGGCGCCGGCGGCAGTTCCGGCGTGATGTTCGACCTCGTGCTCGGCACCCGGGGGGTACCGCTAACGGGCGGCGCTTACGCATGCGGCGCCGGCGGCACGCCAGTCAGCGGTGGACCGGGCGGCGCCGGCGGCGATAGCACCATCGTCGTCAACGGGGTCACGTACGTGGCCAAGGGCGGCGCTGGCGGAGCGCTCGGAGCCAGCACCCTCACCGACGCTATCGCGATGGCCAACACGCCTGCCGCGGGGACATCAGGCGGAGGCGTCGTCACGTTCGGGCCCGGCGCCAACGGCCTTGTCGTGGGCGGCGCTGCGTGGAGCTCGGGCAGCGGCGGCAGTACGGAGCTCGGGCCCGGCGGACTCGGCGTCGGCGGCAGCACCCCCGGCCTTGCAGGCTCGAGCTATGGCGGTGGAGGTGGCGGCGGCGCCGCGCAGACGGTCAACCGAGCGGGCGGAGCCGGGGGTGCTGCGGCCTTCGTTATCGACGAGTACAGCTGAGCTGAGGTCATATGCCACAGACACCTACCCCGAACATGGGTCTCATCAAGCCGACGGAGAACGGCGACGACGATGTCTGGGACCTCCTGCTCGATGCGCAGGCGGATCTCATCGACCAGCACGACCACAGCGGCGGCAAGGGCGTCAAGGTTCCCCTCGCGACCGGCGCGACGGTCACCGCTGACGTCCCGTGGGCGAGCGGCGGGAACTTCTTCGCCATCACCGGGCTCAAGGCCATCGACTTCCAGCCGCTGCCGACGTCAGCGATGACCGCGTACGCGGGGGCCCTGTTCGTGGACAGCGCGACAAACGAGCTCAACTGGCGAACCACCGGCGGCGCCAACGTCCGCATCACGAACGGCACGACGCTCAACGTATCGCTGACGGGGACCATCGGCGGCGACTACGCCAGCGTCGGTGCGCTCATCGACTTCACGGACACGACGGACACGTACGCGCTGCGCCAGCAAATCGGTACCGGCGTGCGCCAGTTCGCGCGCCTGCAGACCGGCGACGTTGATTTCTACGAATTCAAGGCCCAGCCGGCTGCAGGAGTGCCCGCGAATCGCGTCAGGCTCAAGAGCCCGACCTCTCTTGCCGCGAGCTACGATGCAACGCTCCCGGCCGCGCTGCCCGCGGCTGCAGCGTTCCTGCAGATGAGCGCCTCTGGCGTCATATCCGCGAGTGACTCTCACGGGACGCGAACGATGATCTTCCATGGAACAGCATTCCAGGAGATCGCAAACAGTTCAGCGCTGAGGTCCACGGGCAACGGCTTCGCCCTGCAAACTCCCACGCTTCAGGCAATACTATCTATTCCTGTACTTCGGGTTGGAGTGCGGATTCTGGCCATACGTGTGTTCATTCAAGATACGGCCGGTGCAACTATCTTCGCTGATTTCAGCCGAAACGACGCCACCGGCGCCGGCGTTACCATCGCCTCCTCGGCGACATCAACCGGAGCTGGGACGTCGCAAACTCTCACCATGACCGGGCTAACAACAGTGACTGCGGCTAGCAACGGATATTCAATCCGTGCCGTGGCAAATCTTAGCGGGGCAACAAATTTTGTCCGGTTCTGTGAGGTCGACTATGACCTCCCTTGAGTCAGCGCGCGGCCATGCACGCGGACCAGGCCTCAATCTCCTCAGTCCACTGGAGGTGAGCGAACATCTCTGCCTCGTCGACGGACGCCAATGCGGTGGCAACGTTGATGCTTACCGTCCAGGCCGGGCGCTGCGGGAGCTCTCCGCACGTCCTGCGCGTCGGCGTCAGATCGGCGTCGGGTGCATGACCAAAAACGATCGGGTCATAGGTGGTGGGGGGGTGGTCGTAACATCCAGCAAGAATGAGTGTCGCAACCGCAATCGCCTTCATGTGGTCAGTGTAGACAGCGTCAACTGCGCGCGCAAGGGGACGGGCTGATGGCGCTCCGCGAGGCCACGGTAACAGTCCAGTTCGCAGGCGGACTTACGACCGACCAAGACCCCAAGCAGGTTCCTGCAACTAAGCTCGTGGACTTGCAAAACGCCGTGTTCACCAAGGACACGACGCTGCAGAAGCGGACCGGGTACCGCGCGCTCGGCCAGCAAATCGAAGCCGGCGGCGCTACCTACTCCGGCGCGCTCGGCCTCGGACGGCGTGACAACGAGCTCCTCGTCTACACGTCGGCCGGCACGTACAGCTACCGCCCGGGCTCGGACACGATGGCGCTCACCGGCAATCCGGTCAGCATCACGAGCCGCGAGTACCCGCTCGCGAAGACCTCCACCGAACAGAGCCAGGGCGACGCGGCCACGAACAACAACGTCACGGCGGTGGCGTGGGTCGACTCGCGCGGCGGTATCTGGTGGTCCGTGCTCGAGGAGAGCACGAAGCGGCTGCTCCGCGCGCCCGCGCAACTCGCCGCCGTTGGCACCGAGCCTCGGGTGGTATCGGTCGGCACCGGTACGGTTCACATCTACTACGCGGACCACTCGCTCTCGCGCATCTGGGTCGCGGTGGTCGACACCTTCAATCCGACGCTCGCGGTCGCGCCCGCCATTCTCGTCTCCGACCTCTCGACGGCGGCCATCGGATACGACGTCTGCCCGACGAACCTCGACGTGGTGCTTGGCGGTCCGACTCCGGCCGCGCCGGCGGCCATCGCTTGGCCTACGTCGACGAGCTCGGTGCGCGTCGGTTACGTCGACGCGTCCGGCGTGATTGGCTCGGGGGGCACGAGCCTGCCGCCGGCGGTCACTCATGCATTCGCGCCAGCGGCGACGTCGAGCATGGGCGTCGCTTGGAGTTCACTTGGAGTTGCCGCGGTGGCGTCCAACCCTGGGACGTCCACGACGAGCGTCGCCGTATTTGATCCGACGCTCACAGTTCAGCTCTTGAACAGCACGAGCGTGGTGTTCGCCGCGAGCACGCCGCGGTCGCACACGCTCGCATGGGCCGGGAACCGGCTGTACGTGCTACTCGACGACACCTCAGGCGCGGCGTCAGAGCGCGACACGCGCATCCGTGCCTTCTACTACGACTCGCTCATCGGGCCGACGCTGCTGACGTCTCCGTGGCCTCTGCGAGGGCTGTCGCTCGCCTCGAACGCGTTCGTCGACAACGGCGTCGCGTACGTGTGGGCGACGCACGATGTCCCGTTCTTCAGCATCTACTTGCTCATCCGCATCGCCGACGGCGCTGCGGTCGCCCGCTCGATGCCGACCATCGCGCACGGGACGCAGGTGAACGGGTCCGGCACGTGGCGCTCCTCGGTGAGCGTCGACCCGACGGACGCGCGACGCTGGCGAACGCCGCTGCTCTACAACGAGCAACTCAAGGCGCTCGCCGGGCAGTTCTCCGAGACCGGCATGCGCTGGGTGACCAACGATTTCAGCGACGCCAACGCGTGGCAGAGCGAGCAGCTCGGCGCCGGTCTCTACCTCGCCGGCGCATGCCCCCTCCACTACGACGGCAACCGCTGGGCAGAGGCCGGCTTCCACTACGCGCCCGACGGCACTATCACGGGTACGCCAGCGGTGGGCACCGGCGCGCTCACCGTCGGCGTGTACACCTATCGCATCTGGTACGAGGAAACCGACGCACAGGGCGAGGTGCATCGCGGTCCGTTGAGCGTAGGCACCGCGGTGACGCTGACCGGCGGGCAGAACCAGGTCACGCTCGTTGGTCCGATGTATCGCATCACGAGTCGGTCGCGCGTGCGCGTTTGCGTTGCGCGCTCCCCGGTCAACGACACGTCGGAGTTCTTCGAGGTCACCTCGCGTGATGTCACGACCGCCGGCGGCGTCAATGGGTTCATCTTGAACGACCCGACCGTCGATACGTGGTCCATCATCGACCGCCTCGGCGACGTCTCGCTCCTCTCGCGAAACCCGACGTACACCGAAGGCGGCATCCTCTCGAACGACCCGGCGCCGATGGCTGGCGATGTCCTCGCGGTCGGCAAGGGGCGTCTGTTCTTCACGGACCCCGCCGACCCGACGATGCTGCGGTACACGCAGCAGATTCAAGAGGGGTTCGCCGTCGACTTCGCCGAGCTCCTCAAGCAGCGCCTCGACCCCGCAGGTGGCGCCATTTCGTCCATCGGAATCATGGACGGCGCGGTCTACCCGTTCCGGGAGACCGCGGTGTTCGTCGTCGGTGGTCCCGGCCCACTGGCGAACCCCGCGGTGAGCGCTGAAACGTTCGCGTTCACGCCAGGCGACCTCGTGACGAGCGATGTCGGTTGCATCGAGCCGCGCTCCATCGCAGCCACGCCGGTCGGTATCGTCTTCAAGTCGAAGAAGGGCATCAGGCTCCTCGGACGCGACCGAAAGGTCATCGATATCGGCGCCGAGGTGACGAACTTCGACGAGCAAGACGTCACGGCAGCGACGCTCGTCCCCAAGGCCCAACGCATCATGTTTCTCACGTCGGAAGGCTCTACGCTGATGTGGGACTACCAGCGCAACCAGTGGTCCCGGTACACGAACCACGCCGGGCTCGACGCGCTCATCGTCAACGACCTCTACCACTACCTGCGCATCGACGGCCGCGTGTTTCAGGAGACCCCGAACGCGTACCGCGACGACAACTCGCACATCTCGATGGTGCTTGAGCTCGCGTGGCTCAAGATGGCCGGCTACCTCCAGGGCTGGCAGCGCATCTGGTACGCGCAGTTTCTTGGCGCCTGGCGCTCTCGCCACACGCTGCGCGTCCGCTACCGGCTCGACTACGAGCGGCAGTGGTCGGCGCCGTTCGATCTCGACGTGAACTCGAACTACACCATCACCCCGTACGGCGATGGTCCGTATGGCGATGGTCCGTACGGAGCGAGCGGCTCGTCGGTGTACCAGCACCGTATCCACATCGGGAAGCCGTGTCAGGCCATCCAGTTCAGGGTGGAGGACATCGAGGCCACCGACGACTACGGGGCCTCATTTGAGCTCTCCGAATTGGTCCTCACCGGTGGTATGAAGGGTCCGTTGTTCAAGCTCGGAGCCACAAGGAGCAGCTGATGTCTTGGTATGATCCAACCTCATGGGGCGTCGACTGGCTCGGCGGCAACACGGCCAAGGCGCCCGACGTCAAGTATGGGCACCAGGGCCAAATCGAGGACACCATCACGCAGGGCCTGGCCAACACGCAGAACCGGGCGGCGCCGCAGGCCGCCGGGCCCACCACTGGACCTCAGGACCAGTGGCGCGCCATGCAGATGGGCCAGGCTCAGCAGCTCCAGGGCATCGCCTCGGGGCAGCAGCAAGGTGCGGGCGAGCTCGCTGCGCGCCGCGCCGCTCAGGCTGCGACGGCCCAGCAAGTGGGGATGGCGAACATGCAGCGCGGCGGCGCGGCTCCGGGCGCGGGGCTCGCGGCCGCTCGCAACATGGTCAACATCGGCGGCGCGGCAGCCGGCCAGGCTCAGCAGGCTGCGCTCCAGGATCAGCAGGCCGCGAACGCTCAGCTCGCGGGCGCGCTCGGCCAAGGACGCTCCGGCGACCAGGCCATGGCCCAGATGGAGCAGCAAGCGCGGCTCGCGAACATTGACGCTCAGCTGCGCCAGACCGGCATGAACGACCAAGCGAGGCTTCAATATCTCGCCCAGCTGACCGGCATGGATGCGAACCTGCTTGCTGCCCAGATGCAGCAGTACGCCACCCAAAAGAACAGCGGTGGCGGCGTCCTCGGCGGAATCATGAGCACCTTCGGCGGAATCGGCGGGGCCATGGCCAGCAACCCCGGCATGGCTGGCGGAGCAGCGGGCGGCGCCGGTGGAGCCGCAGGGGCGGCCGCGCCGGCAGCGGCGATGGCCTCCGACGAGCGACTCAAGGACGACATCACCGACGCGCGCGCGGACATCGATGAGCTTCTAGATGGTCTGCGCCCGGTCAACTGGAAGTACAAGGACGAGAAGTTCGGCAGGGGCCGATTCAGCGGCATCATCGCTCAGGACATGGAGAGAACCCGCGCCGGTAAGGACATCGTGTTCGAATCCGACGAGGGCAACAAGATGCTCGACGTCAACAAGTCGCTCGGTGCCCTGCTCGCGTCGAGCGCCAGGCTCAACGAGCGCCTCCGTAAGCTGGAGGGTGGAGACTGACCATGCCGCTGCCGGACGCCGTCATCCAGGGCATGGGTTGGGGGCCGCCGCCCATTGACGACTCGCTCGTCGGGGCCCCCGTTGGCATCATGCCGCCCATGCCGGTGCCTAGCGCGCCGGCGCCAGCTCCAGTTCCGGCTCCTCTGCCGGCGCAGATGCCGTCTCCGGTGCCGCCGGTGGATAGCTCGCTAGCCGGAGCGCCGCCGCCACTCGGTGGCCCAGAGCCGATGCCGGGCCCCGCTCCGACTGCGCCCGCGCCAATAGTTGCGCCCGGCCCCGTTGCAGGGCCGCCGCCCGTGGCTCGCGGTGGCGCTGGCGGTGCGCCACAGAAGCCGCCAACGCTCGCACAGCAGCAGGGCGACGCGACCAACACGCAGAATCGCGCTGACTACGCGGCGCAGTCAGCGCTCGGACAGCAGGTCAACGCGAAGCTTGGGGAGGCTGAGCAGGTTCTTCAGGCTCAGGCTGACCATCAGAAGCGGCTGGACGACATCGGCACCGAGCGCGCCAGGCTCGCCGACGAGAAGAAGAAGTCGACCATCGTGATGCAGTCAGCGGCCGACGCCGCGGAGAAGAGGCTCGACAACTACAAGGTCGACCCGGGCCAGTACTGGAACAATCTCGGCCTCGGCAACCACATCGGGCTCTACATCGCGATGGCGCTGTCCGGCGTGGGCAACGCGCTCCAGGGCAAGGGCAGCGAGCCCAACCCGGTCATCCAGATGATTCAGCAGAGGGCGCGCGATAACATTCTCGCCCAGCAAGATGAGCGCAACCAACTCGGACAACAGGCCGAGCGCGCGCTCCAGCGCGTCGACCGCAACCGCAAGTTCTTCGGCGACCAAGAGAGCGACCTCCTGCTCAAGGAAAGTCAGGTCGACAAGCAGCTCGCGACGTCCATTGGCCTCGCCTCCGCAAAGAGCGCCGACGCGAACATCCGCGCCAATGGAGCAGCCGAGAGCGCAAAGCTCATCCAGTCCTCCGCCGACAAGAAGGCGCAGGCCGTCGAGCGAGCGGTGAACCACGACATCCAGAACAAGCAGCTCGGAATCTCCGCCGGTCATCTCCAACTCGGCCGTGACCAGTTCCAGCACCAGGTCTACAAGGACCTACAAGAGCTCGACCTCAAGGCCAAGGCCCTCGCGCAGAAGGGCGACATCAAGGGGTCCGAGGTCTACCAGAAGTTCGGCGTCCCTGGGGTGACTCACGATGACGGCACGCCTTTCGTTGCCACAGGCTCAGCGGAGGGCATCGACAAGGTTCGCAATAAGGTCGCCGCGGCGAAGACCATCGTCGGGCTCCTCGACCAAGCGCGCGATGTCCGAACGGGGTATAGCAATAACAACGTCGCCTCTCGTGAGGAGTGGCAACGGTTGAAGCAGCTCTGGGGCGCAGCCAAGGCCAAGGGGAAAGATGCGCTAGGCCTCGGGGCGTTGAGTGAGTCCGACTTCAAGCTACTCGACGAGTACCTGGGAGCCGATGACCCAACGACGTACCGCGATCCGACCGCCGGAATTCTGCAGGCGCGTCAGACTGTGCTCCGCGACGTAAACGACACGCTTGGCGCCTACAACCGCGACGGCACCAAGTTCAAGATTGACGATTTGGACCCTAACCCCCCTGGTCCTCCAAAGCCTACCGACGAATCCCTCAAAGAGGCACTCGGCCCGGGGGCGGATATCCAGCCCCAGCGATTGGGGGGGCGGGTTGCTGGCCTTGTCCAGGGCGGCACCGGAGAGAACGTCAGCCCAATCGCTTCGAGCGTCAAACAGAACCTCGACACTTGGGGCGCGATGCTCTCCGGCGGAGACGAGGCGCAGGCCAAGAAGGCCGCTGACTACCTCGGTCAGATTTCCAAAACGGCGCAGGTCGACGCCGTGAAGGCGTACGCATCCAAGCTGTTGTCCGACAACATGACGAATCAGGTCATCAAGTCGACGCAGCCAGCCGACGAGCTCCCGGTCCGGGTCGGAGCGAGGATTCAGCCCCCGGCCAAGTAATGCCCGAACCGCGCACCATCAACGTCGTCAGCCCCGAGGGGAGGACCTACGGCGTCCCCGAGGAGCACCTCTCCGCGTATCTATCCCAGGGGTTCGCGCCGGAAGGCTCCGAGGAGGAGGCCCAGCGCGCCTACAAGGACGTCCGCGCGGAGACCTACGGCGGCGTTGGCGGCGCCGTCAAGGCGACTGGCCTCGGCGCGCTGAGCGGCCTCACGGCCGGTCTCAGCGACGTCGCTATCAGCGGCCTTGGCGGCCGCGAGGCCGTCGAGGGCTACAAGGAAGAGAACCCAGTTTCCTCGTTCGTCGGGAACTTCGGCGGCTCGCTCGCTCCGGCGTTGTTCACCGGCGGCGCCTCCGCTGGCGCCGAAGCCGGGCTCATTGCCAAGGGGCTCGCGTCGACTCCGGCGGGCGCCATCTCGAAGCTCGGCCACGCCGTCTCATCGGGCCTCGCCGGAGAGGGCGCCGGCGCGCTCGCGCGTGCTGGGGCGGCCACTGCCGGCGCGGCAGCGGAAGGCGCGCTGTACGGCGGCGGCGCCTACCTCAGCGAGACCGCGCTCCAGAACAAGCCGCTCTCGGCAGAGGGGTTCGTTGGCGGCATGGGCAAGGGCGCGCTGTTCGCCGCCCCAATTGGCGGTACGTTTTCCCTCGCCGGCTCTGCGTTGGTCCGCGCGCGGTCTCTCTTCCCTCGGAGCGAAATCTCCAAGGAAGCGGGCAAGGTCGTCCAGCAGGAAGCAACGACCGCGCTCAAGGACAGCGTTGCGGACGGCGATCAGATGCTCGCTGCTGCGAGGCAGCAGCTGGCCGAAAACGAGGCCAAGGCCGGCGTTGCAGCGGGCAACGAGCACATCACGCGCACCGCGTTCGGCGGCGTCGCGCCCGACGTTATCGTCGAGCAGGCCTCGACGACGGCTGACACCGCCGCGCTTGCAGAGGCGACGCAGCGGCTGGAATCGAGCCAGGCCAAGCTCAAGGCCTGGATAGCCGATGGCGGCGACCAACTCGACGACATCGGGAAGCTCATCACCGTCGAGGATGAGCTCGCTGGAATGGCGCCAAGCTCCGAGCTGAGCCTGCGAAAGGCGGGGGTTCCAGTCGACGAATTCTCCCCGGCCGGGCAGGGCGATGGCTTCATGTCCCCGAGGGAGCTCGCTCTCGCTGCTCTCGAGGATGACCAGGCACGCGAGAAGCTCGCCGCGGCGGCGAACCAAGCGCAGAAGTCGATGTCGGGGGGCGGCGGGGTAGGCCGGACGGAAGAAGCGGTCGCGGGCCTCGAGAATCGCCTCGGCAAATCTGGGGACTGGCTCGCCGCAGGCGGCGGGGCCCTCGACGACCCACAGTCGCTCGCTGACTTCGAAGCAGCTCTCGGCGGCGGCATGGGGACGCGTCAAGGTGTTCCAG